CTCCCCCACACCTGCCGGAACAGCTCGAGGTGGTCGAAGTAGGCGCGCCGCGTGACGTCCTTCACGGAGAAGCCGAAGCCGCCGCGCCCCGACGTGAGCGGCTGCGAGCCGGAGTTGATGCCGAGGTGGTCGTCGATGAACTCCACCATGCCGGACACGGGCTGCCAGTCGGGCGGCGTGCCGAGCGCGTGCAGCGCGAGGTCGTTCTGGAAGACCTTGAGGACGACGTCGCCGTTGGTGTTCACGATGACGTCGAGGCGCAGGTGGAGCCACGTCGCCTGCGCAAACGACGCCGCCGACTTGAGCAGCACGCCGGGCCCGTCGGCCGTGGGTAGGCCGACCGTGACTGCGCCCTTGCGGAGCACGATGCGGTGCGGATCGTCGTCGGAGAGGCCGAGCAGGTACGCGCTGTCGTTGACCGAGTTGCCCTGGCAGCAGAGGAACAGGAACGGCGAGAAGCCAGTGGGACCACCGCCCGGTCCGCGCTGCACGACGCCGCGAATCGAGCCGCCCTTGGCCATCGGCGCGAAGCTCGCGAGGTTGGCGAAGAGGCCCACCGCGCCCTCGACGGCCGCGAGCGAGTTGAAGGCGTAGAGGAAGCTGCCGCCGCCCGGTGGGCGCGCGATGCCCGCGGTCACGCCTCGGTCCACGGTCGCGATGTCGAGCCCGTCGTTGAGGTACGTCCAGTCTGCTTCGGCCATTGCTCGCTCCTCACTGCGTCGTCGCGGGCGTCCACCCGTTGTTGAAGTCCTCGACGGCCTGCGCGCCCGCGTCGAACATCGCGGTGCTCGAGGTGACCGCCGCCCACGTCCAGGCGTAGAGCTGGTTGCTGCGCCACTCGTCCTCGAAGTCCTCGCGCGGCTCGCCGTCGAAGACGCCCGTCGCGGCGATGACGTCGGCCCACTCGCGCGCGTAGGGCACGTTGCTCCAGCCCGACTCGCAGTCCTCGGCGGCGTTGCCATCGAAGGTCGCGGTGACGAGCTGCGCGGGCGGCAGGTCGTAGAGGTAGACGACGTTGGCCCAGCCGCTCTCGAACTCCTCGTACCCCTTGAGCGCGCTGTCGAAGAACGCGAGCACCACGACGACGTCGTCGATGGAGTCGAGCAAGTCGAACCAGCGCTCGAAGTCCTCCCACGCCTCTTCGGGCGCGGTGCCGAAGCCCGCGATCTCCTCGAGGCTCGTCACCGCCGAGAGCGTCCAGTGCTCGGCCTCGCCGGGCAGCGCGCCCGCGTCCTCGAAGCTGGGGTTGAGGATCGCCATCAGAGCAGCTCCCCGGTGTCTCCGTTGGTGAGCGTCACGGTCCGCAGCACCGGGAACTCGCGCACGTTGAGGCGCACGTCGGCAGGCAGGCCGTTGAGCGTCAGGTCGAGACGCGCGTCACCCATCTTCCGCACGCCCGGCGTGTCGCGGATGACGTTGAAGAGGTCGCTCCAGGCGATCTCGCCAACGGGGTTACCCTCGGCGTCCTTGATATTGAACCCGAAGTCGACGAGCGGGTTCGGCGTGCCGTCGGGCTCGTTCACGCGGAAGTACGAGGCGAGGTTCGCGCGCACGCGATCGCGCACATCGTTCGCTGCGTAGCCTTGGCGTAGGAAGATGCGCGCGGCGACGTCGACGGTCTTGTAGACCGGGTCCTGCACGCTGACCTGAAACGTGAGCGTGCACGGGTAGACCTCGGTCACCTGCTGGAGCACGAGGTTCTTGAGCGCGGGCGTCGGCATCGCGCCGGGCGCCTGCGACTGCGGGATGACGTAGAGGATGCCGGTGTTCTCCGCGATGGTCGGGTCCTCGTTCGACGTGAGCATCAGCGCGCGGGCGACGCCGGAGAGACGACGCGCGTTGATCTCGAAGTCCTCGCGCGCGACGGTGCGCGTGAGCGCGCGCAAGCTCTCGGGCGCGAGCAGCTTCGCGGAGGCGACGGTCTGCCGGTCCGCGCCGCCCGAGGCGGGTGCGGGGTTCCGCACGCTGACCTGCACTGCGTTGCCGTAGGCGTCCTTGAAGGCGCCCTCGAGGACGGCGATGCGCTCAGCGTCGACGTTGCCCGCGCTGCCGCCGCCCGTCTTGTAGGTGACCGAGACGGTGCCGCTCGGGGGCATGCCGCTCACACCGTTTCCGAAGCGCAGCGTCGCGCGATCGTTCTGGTCGACGGCGACGACGAAGTGCCGGTCGTTGGGGCGCGAGTCGAGGAAGCTGTCGACCTCGGCGAACGCACCCTGCGGCGTCGAGACGATGGCCGAGTCGTCGAGGTACGGCGCGAAGTCCAGATGCAGCGCGAGGTCGGCGAGCCCGCGCGCGTCGAAGAGTTGCGTGTGCGCCTTCGAGTTCTCCACCAGCGCGAGGACGCGCGGAGGATCCGCGGCGTCCGCGATGACGGCGGGCGCGAGGAGCTGGAAGCGCACTGGCTCGGTGACCTCCTGCGTGCGCAGCACCGTGCCGGCCGGGATGGTGACGCTGGCCACCGGCACGCGCGCAAGCTGGAGCCAGACCTCAGCGGTCGCCGCCTGTGCGCCGTGGAGCCGGTAGCCGAGCATCTTCGCCAAGGCCATCACGCTCTTGCGCTGCGTAGCCGTGACGAGGCGCGACTCGCGAGCGAGGTTGTCCTGGTAGAAGGTCAGGACGTCGCCGACGTAGGCGTAGAGCTCGACGAGCAGGTTTCCGAAGCTGGCGACGTCGAAGTCGGTCCAGTCCGGGAACACGCTCTTGATGAGCGCGATCAGCCGCGCCCGAAGGGCGTCGAAGTCTTTGTCGGTGTAGTCGACGGACTCGGGCAGCGTGGCCACGGCGGGATGCCTCCGGGGAGGCAAAGCCCCGGAGAACCGGCCTTCGGGGACGGGCTCACCGCTCGATCGACACGTCCACGGCCGCGTTGGTTTCGCGCTCGCGAACGCGCACCCGCAGCGTGAGGGCCGGACCGTCCTGCTCGACAGCGAGGCTCACGAGGGTGGCGCCGGGGACCCAGCGCTTGAGGGCGTCCCGCACGTAGACGCGGGCCAGCTCCTTCAGGGCGGCGTCGTTGCGCTGGTGGCGCAGGAGGGCCAGTCCCGCGCCGAAGTTGGTGCGCCAGGGCAGCTCGCCCGACGAGCGCGCCGTGGCGCCCTCCGTGAGCAGGGCTTGGCGGACCTTCGAGGCCAGCAGCGCCTCGCCGCTGCCGACCGCGAAGTCGCGCTTCTTATCGCGCCGAAACGGGATGAGGAGGTTCTGGGCTTCGCGGCTCATGGCGCTCTCCTCACGGCACCGGGATGGCGCCGCGCACGTCCTGGAGCGCCTTCACGATGGCGTCGATCGGCGGCACCACCTCGTCGAGCGGACGTCCCGCGAGGTTCGAGAGGTCGGGCACCTCGGGCGCGCCGACCATGCCGAGGAAGATGTTGAGGATGCCGATGAGCTTTCCGAGGCTCGCGAGCGCCTTGCCGACGTTCGCCGCCTCGGTCGCGACGTTCGCCTGCGCGCAGCTCGTGATGGCCATGAGCCCCGCGTCCTCGAGCTCGGTGGCGCGATCGATGGCGCCGAGGATCTGCTGCATCTGCTGCTGCAGGTGCAGGAGCTGATCGCGCGCCTGCCTCAGCGTGTCGATGACCAGGTCGATGATCCCGATGATGGTGTACGGCAGCGAGAGCTGCGGGATGAGCTTCAAAAGCTTCGACACCTTCTCGGCCAGCTCGGGGATGCACGCGGCGAGCGCGGTGGGGTCAGGCGGCGGCCCGAGCGAGTCCGGGATGGCCTTCACGCAGTTGAAGACCGCCACCACGGTGTCGATGATGTCGAACACGGGCATCAGCGGCGTGAGCGCGGGTTGGATGGCCTCCATCAGGTTGAACTGCTGGATACTCACGCCGCCCGGTAGCGTGATGACCGGCGGATCGCCGAGCTCAGGGATTTCGAGGCAGATCGGGAGGGCCACGTTCGTCTCCTTCAGATGGGGGCGGCGATGGGCCGGACGACGCGGCCGCCGATGGTGATCTGCGTGCCCTCGATGCTGATGGCGCCGACCGCGCGCAGCGTGAGCGCCGTCGTCGCCTGCAGCGTCATGGTGTTCTCCTCGGCGTCGAAGACGAGGTGGTCGCCGGTCTTCCTGTTGGTGAGCCGGAGCTTCCGCCCGCCGCTCGTCTCATCGAGCTCGACGCGAAAGGTCTGCGTCGCGAGCACGCGGTTGTCGGGCGGGTTCTTCTGCGCCTCCTCGGGGACCTCGCTCTCTCCGTTCGGCTTCCCCCAGTGCGCCGCGAGGTAGTACGGCGCGTCGACGTTGCCTTGGTTGAAGAAGACCGCGACCTCGGCGCCCTCCTCGGGCACCGCGAAGAAGCCCCGGTCCTTCGAGCCGCCGCCGCTCGTCCCCAGCGGCCACGCCCACGCGCTCTCGGGCTCGAGGACGCCCGGGATGCAGACGCGCACACGACCGAGCTGCTCCTCGTCGTCGCGCTTCGTCACGTAGCCCACGTACATGCCGAGGAGCCGCGAATCGTGCGTGTGGATGTCGTCGTCGAAGGTGCTCATCGCGTGATTCCTCAGTACATGCGGCTGACGCCGGCCTCCGGGTCCTCGACGCCGACGACGTTGCCGTCGTGCCGGTACTCGACGACGGTGCGGCCCGTCTCCGGGTCGACGCGCTCGAGCTCGGTCACGGTGCTCGTAGATCGGAAGAGCGTCGGGTGGGGGAGGAG